CGGGTGCGCCGCAGCAACGACATCATCTCGCCGATGCTCAAGCGGAAGATCTCCTCCGCGACGCAGCGCGAACCGGAATGGGAGTCGACGGCGGTGACGTCAGACCCCGAGGACTACGCCGCCTCGAGGATCGCCATGCGGCTCTCCAAGGCCGGCTACGAGCTCTGGGGCTTCCCCACGGCTGAGACGAAAGCCCTGTGGTGGGCGATGGTCACGGAGGAAGCCTTCGGCCGTGCCGTCTGGAACGGCAACGTCGGCCCCTACATCGACGTCTCCCAGCACCCCGAAGCCGACAAGGTCGAAATGGTCGACGACGGCGAAGGCGGTCAGCGCGAAGTGCGCCCCTACGAGGGGAAGCCCGACCCCGAAGCTCCGATGTGGCGCGGTCGCGGCGAGATCGAGATCGTGATCTTTTCCGGGCTCGAGGTTCTCTGGGAGCCCGGCGTCGACTTCGAGAAGAGCCGGTGGTACGCCGTCGAGCACGCCCGCTCGATCGAGGAGCTCGAAGACGAGCCCGGCTTCCTCAAGGTCCCCAACGGCAAGCTCCAACCCGACGCCGCCACCGCCTCGAGCCGCTCGACGGCCAAGGAGAAGAAGGGCGCCAAACTCGCCATCGTCACCGAATACTTCGAGCGGCCCTGCCCCAAATACCCGAAGGGCCGGTGGGGCACCTACGCCGGGGGCCGCAAAATCTTCGCCGACGAGGACTACCCGATGCAGAACGGCGACGGCGAGGTCGTCGACGTGCCCTGCCTGCGCCGCTTGATCTACGACGTCGACGGCGCCAGCGATCGCGCCCGCGGCCTCGTGCAGAAGATCGTCGACGTGGTCCGCAGCTACGACCAGGCGATCAACAAGCAGTCGGAGTACAGCCAGATCGGCCTTGTCGCGCAGCTCCTCGCCGCCGAGGGGGTGCTGCTCACCGACCCGACCGACGAGCCCGGCCTCGTGCTCGAGTACGACCGCTCCCTCGCCAACGGGGAGAAGCCCGAATGGCGCGAAAACATCGACTTCCCCTCCGAGCTCTTCGAGATGGAAGAGCGGGCCAAGCAGCGCTTTGTCGACATCAGCTTCGACCAGGACATTCCCTCCCAGGTCGAATCGGGGACGGCGATCAACTCGGTCGTCGAACTCTCCCGCGTCGCCTGGCAGAAGTTCGTCGACGACTTCGACCGCTTCCGCTCGGGCCTGATGTCGGACTCCCTCGTGATCGCTCAGCGCAAGTACGGCGCCGACCGGATCTTGAAATTCCGGGGCACGATGGGCTGGGAACCCGTAGGCGACTTCACCGGGGCTGACATCCGTAACCAAACCGACGTCGCCGTGAAGCAGTCGGCCGCCAACACCCAGACGCGGCCGCAGATTGAACAGCGGATCATGCAGCTCGTCCAGACCTTCCCCGGCGTCTTCCCGCCCGAGGTCGTGATCGAGGCCCTCAACTCGGCGCACCCCGAGAAACTGATCCAGGGCTACGAAGAGGACATCGGCCGCGCCCACCGCGTGATCGAGCAGCTCCGCGACGGCACCTTCTGGAACCAGCCGCTTCGGCCGGCGCTGCCCGGCGAGGAAGTGCTCGAGGAAGTCGGCGGGCGCCCGATGGTGCCGGGTTGGCTGCCGCGCCCCTTCGACTCGCTGCCGATCATCAAATCGGCGATCGAGGAATGGATGAAGACCGACGATTGGGATCGCTCCCCGCGTCAGACGAAGGACGCCTCGCTCTTCTACTACCAAAAGGTGATCGACCTCGAAACGGCCGCCCAGCAGCGCGAAGCCGAAGTGCAGAATCAGGTCGCCGAAGAACAGGGAATGGTGAACGCGGGCAAGGAACCCGAACCGAAGCCCTCGCCTTCCCTCCCCGGCGGTGGCCCGGCCCCCGGCGGCACTCAGCCAGGCGAGGAAGGCCCTGGCCCGGCGCCCAGCGAATAACGAACTTACCCGGAACAAGGGGATCGGCAGATCCCCCTCCGATCAAACAGTGGACAAGCGCTCCCGAGCGCCCCACACACACCAAAGGAGTCAACACCGATGAAGGACACGCCCTCCGCAATCGAGCGGAACAAGGCTGTATCCGACACCCTCCCGATGCTCGACGAGGTACTTGCTATCGCGCCGAGTCTCGAAGCCCACTGGCCGGCAGAAGCCGCGGCCATGCTTCCGGGGACGCTCGTTAACCGAGCCGAACCGGGAGAGCCGCCGGCAGCAGTCGAGCCTGGGGGTGAGGGGGAGCCAGGCAGCGGTCCTGAGCCCGGCTCTGAGGAGGAGTTCATTGACTCCTTCGACCTCGATAGCGTCGACCCGGCGGCCCGCCCCGCGGTGGAAGCCTTGCAGAAAGACTGGCAAGGCAAATACACCCAGCGGCGACAAGCTGACCGGGCCGAGGTCACCGAGGTCAGGCGTGAAGCCGAACAGTCGCAGGCCCTCATCGAAGGTCTGCGCGACCCATCAACGATGCCCCACTACCTGCGGCTCATGGGGATCGACCTGGCAAACCCGCAGACGCTCGAGCTCCTCGGAGTTCAGGCACCTGGCGGGGGCGGCGGGGAGGTCGACGACGAGCTGCGTCAGTTGCTCGAGGATGGCGACGAGGACGAGCTTACGGCTCGCCTCGACGCGATCGAGGGAGAGCGGCAGACGGAAAAACAGGAAAGAGAAGCCGGGGAGGTCGAGCAGGCGCTCGACGACCTGGCCGACACCGAACTCGAGAAAATCGAGGGCGAGTGGGGCCGCGAGCTGGACGACGACGAGGACGCATTTATCCGCCACCGCGCGGAAGCGTCACCGGGGCCGGACGGCTTGCCCGACTACGAATCAGCCGCAGCAGTTCTCAAAGGCTGGCTGGCCCGCCGCGAGCAGCAATGGGCCGAGCAACGTTCGCAGCCGGGACGAGGGGCACCGGGTGGTAGGCCCGGCGGCAAGGCGCTCGACGTCAACAAGCCGGAGGAGAGGGCAGAGATCGGCCTCGCGTCGGCCGAAGCAGCACTCGCCTCCCAAAATGACTAGGAGCTCTGATGCAGAACGCCATGGCCTTCCGGGCCGTAATGAAAGACACGTTCTTGTCGGACTCGATCGAGAACTCGGTCTTCGTCGGAAGCCCGCTGCTCGATCAGTTCGTCAAACTCACCCCCGAGGGTGAAAACGGTGACACTTGCCGCGTCGCCGTCCGTACCGGACTCTCGGGTGGCTACTCGGCGGTGCCCCGCAACGGTTCCTCGGAACTGAACGAAGGCACCAACATCGTTACCAAGCGGGCGGACTACCTCTACTCGCACAATTGGTTCGATGTCATCATCGAGTCGGCTGTGATCGACGAATCGGCCACGTCCGCCCTGGCATTGTCCAAGGCAGTCGAGGCCGAGCGCTCGGGTGCGGTCGACGGCATCAAACGGCAGTTGCAGCGCGGGCTGTTCTCGGACGGCTCGGGCATCATCTGCTCACTCGCCGACAGCGAAGGTGCGGTCAACACCTTCACTCTCGACACCAACGGGAAAGGCGCCCTCAAGCGGGGACACCTGTACCCCGGCCTCAAGGTCGACATCGGCACCAAAGCGGCCGAGGACGAAAAAGGCGACAAGCGGGAAATCACGGCCGTCTCCGTCAAAAATGGGACGATCACGATCTCCGGCGCCGCCTTCGACTCCGAAGCCGCCGGCAAATTCTTCGTCTCGATCGCCAACGCGCGTGACGGTGAAGAATCTTTCGAGGTCGATGGGTTGCTGGCGATGCTCAGCGACTCGCTGACCTACGGAAACATCGACCCCGCCGAAGTCCCGACCTGGGCGGCCTTCACCGATTCGACGGCCCAGGACGTCAGCACCAGCCTCGTCTACGAGCTCGAAGACGAAGTCTTCCAGAGCTCCGGCGAGGAGCCGGATTGGTGCATCTCCTCCGCGAAGCAGATCCGCGTCTTGAGTGAAGAACTCCAGGCGCAGGTTCGTTTCAATGCGAACGAGAGCTACAACACCGGCAAGCGCAACGGGCTTAGCACCCCGCAGGGCACTCCGATCGAGCGTCACTTCGACTGCCAGGATCGGTGCCTGTTCATGCTGAAGAAATCGGACCTCGGTTCGATTCGCAGCAAGCAGGGGCCTCAGTGGGCCTCCT